ATATAATTGTTCGCACCTGAATATGTTTCCAAAATATTCAGTGCTCTACTTTCTATGGTAGTTAATACATTACTCATACAATATTACAGAATAATAATCATAAATAAGGTATTTATCAATATGAGTTATTTCAAGTCGGAAAAAGATGCAGAAAATGCCATCAATAAATTTATGCCAATTATTTTGGGTAATTTAGGTAAGTTTTATTCTGTTAATATGACTTTAACTCCGACGGGAAGTGAAGACGAATATTACGGTAATTTAACTTTTATAGTTAATGGTAATAGTTTCACTCAAAAACAATCCGATGCTCTTATGTCTTCAAGAGGTAATATATTAAAAAATATCAAAAAATATTTGGGGATTAAAGTAATCATTAATCAAACATCAGTTACAACAAAAAAATAACATGACACAAAAATTAGTTCCAATAACAAGATTAGGTAAATTCTTTGGTGGTGAAGATTTTGACCTTGATGTATCAATGGGTAGAGAGTGGTTAGGTGGTGATATGAATTTTACGTTGGTTTTATACAAAGTAGACAGATACAAAACAAAAACTGACGATGTTTATGGTGAGGCGTTAGAAGATGGAATTCAATTTTTGGCTCCCGTTCAGTTTAAGGCATATGTTAAAATTGTTCAGCCTGAAAATAAATTCTTGGGTACATCAAAAATTGCTCAGACTGAACCAGGTAATATGACATTCTCGGTTTACCAAAAAGATTTGGATGAATTACAAATCAGTATAGATTTTGGTGACTACATTGGTTATTACGAAACTGAAAGTAGGGTTAGATATTATACCGTTGTTGATGACGGAAGGGTGGTGTCAGATTTGAAACATACATATGGTGGATACAAACCATTCTACAAAACTTATGACTGTGCGCCTGTGAACATGAACGAGTTTAGAGGATTGTAATATAGAAATTAAACTATTTATAGAAAATGGCATTACCAAAGAAAATTGTTAAACCAACACTTCCTTTAAAGAATCAAAAAATTCTTTATGGTAGAAGAGAAGAACTTCTTAGTTATATCACTAAGGACGGAACTTATTTACCAAAGTCGTTATTACATGATGATTTGGATAGGGGTATGTTGGATTTTGTGAAGAATACTTTGGAAATGACAACTGCGGGGTCTCGTGTTCCTGTTGTTGATATTATTATCACATCACAGAACTGGTCTCAATTTACTGAGACTTGGAATTTTAGGGATTTAGATAGTAACGTTGATTTACCATTTATTACCGTAATCAGACAACCTGAGGTAAAGTATGGTTCAAATCCTTTGATTTACAATATCCCAAATAGAAAACAATTTCTTTTTGCCGTGGTTCCAACTTGGGACGGAAATAGAAAAGGTGCGGATGTTTATACAATTCCCCAACCTATACCTGTTGACATTACCTACCAAGTTAAAATTATGTGTAACAGAATGAGAGAGTTAAATCAGTTTAACAAAATTGTTATGCAAAATTTCGCATCTCGTCAAGCATATGCTTTTATTAAAGGACACTATATTCCAATTCTTTTGGATAGTGTATCAGATGAAGATGTAATGGATTTGGAAAAAAGAAAATTTTATATCCAAACATATAATTTTACAATGTTGGGAATTTTAATTGATGAAGAAGAATTTGAAGTTAAACCAGCAATTTCTCGTACTTTAACTTTGACTGAGGTTGGAACAAGGTCTTTAGGCCCCAAAAGAAAAACATTTCCTGAGAATCCAAATAAATTTGAGTTACCGTATAGATACACTTCTTCTCAAACATCAATAGAAAAAACCTTACCTTATAGGGTTAATCTAATCAATACATCAGTAACAAATATTGATTCATACGATGTTTATATTAATGGTGATTTTTTTGGTTCAGATTTAGACAATTTAGAAATCAATTCTAATGATGTCTTAAGAGTTGATATTACAAAAACAAACGCAGGACAAGAATCAATTTTGTCTTGGTTTGCAACCATTGTTTAATCTTCACCATACAAGTCTCTTTTTTCTTTACATTTTTCCATAATTAAAGTTTCAAGAAACTTATAGATTTTTAATCCCCTTTTGTCGCAATATCTTTTTAACACATCATGTGTCTCTACAGATATCTTTAAATTTTTTATCTTCTTGATTGGTTTTTCCATAAGGTAGAAAAAAGGCAGAAAATAATCTGCCCAATTTATAAATACATATTTAGAAGTAAAGTTTTTGTGTTTTTAGTGGATATTTATACAATAAAATAAAATTAGACATTAAGAAAAAAGAGTAATGGCAACATCAAATAAAGTCTTCGTTTCACCGGGTGTGTACACTTCGGAAAGAGATTTAAGCTTCGTAGCACAAAGTGTGGGGGTTACTACACTAGGTATTGTGGGAGAAACAATCAAAGGTCCTGCCTTTGAACCAATCTTCATAACAAATTATGATGAGTTCCAAGCCTATTTTGGCGGAACCCAACCTGAAAAATTTGTTGGAACACAAATACCAAAATACGAAGCAGCTTACATAGCAAAATCATATTTACAACAATCTAACCAATTATTTGTTACAAGAATTCTTGGTTTATCAGGTTATGATGCAGGTCCGTCTTGGTCAATAACTACTATTGCCAATGTAGACCCAGGTACAATTGGTTCTAACAATCCTGTTCCTACCGCATGGTCTGTTCAGTATTCAGGAACAACAGGGTCATCATCAACTATTACATTTAACATAAACGGAACCACTCCGTTCCCAACACCAATATTAAATCACTTTGGAAGTTATACCACTTTCAATGGTGGAACATCAACCGTTAGTGGTGACATTCAAAATTTCATTTACACCGTAGCAATAGATGCTATTGAAGGTTCAGGTAGTTTGAGTCAGTCAATTGCGTTTTATGGTAGTATTGATGACGATGATTACGATAACTTAATCAATGTTGACGGATATACACCAGAGTCAAATGTATTTGGTGTTAATGACGTTCAATTTGGATTAAACGATTTAGAAAGTGATACTAACGATTCTTGGTATTACGCAATGTTCGATAATTTGGGAAGTTGTGATTATTCAGGTTCTTCATTCTTTAATATTGTTCAAAACGTTACACCTATAGACCCAGGTTTAACAGGTTCTGAATTCTCAGGTGTTGTATCAGGTAGTTTGTACACTTATTCAGGTATATCATATTGTGATTATGACAACATGGTAGTTGCAACTTTGAGGTCAAGAGGTTTGGCAACATACGCAGGAACTAACACAGGTCCTAGTTATTATTGTACAGGTGCAACATTTGATTGTACTTCAGTACCAACATATGCTAATGTAAATAAGAATCCTTATTCAACATTTGCGGTAACAGGTTCAACAATTGATAACACCACATTTAGTTTTGAAACATCTCTATCGGTTTCTCAATCAAATTATTTAAGTAAAGTTTTTGGTAGAACTAACTTTGGTAAAGAACAGGCTGATGTTCCATTATTTTTGGAGGAAGCTTTCCCAACATTGTTAAACAATTCTTACAACCAAGGATACATTCGTGGATTAAATTGTAACTTTGTTGAATTACCAAGTGCTAGAAGTAGTAACTCAAGTTCTATAGGATATTACTTAGATAGATACAAGAGTGCAGAATCTCCATGGGTTGTTTCTCAATTGGAGGGTACTAAAGTTACTAAACTATTTAAGGTATTTACCATTTCTGATGGTGATTCGTCAAACGTAGAGGTTAAAGTTTCTATTTTGAACATCTCTTTCAACAACTTAACATTTGATGTTGGTGTACGTAGTTATTCAGATACCGATTCAAATCCTATTTACTTGGAGAGATTTGTAGGTTGTACTATGGACCCAGCTTCTAACTCTTATGTTGGTAAACAAATTGGTAGTACTAACGGTGAGTACGCACTTCTTTCTAAATATATCATGTTAGAACTTAACGAAGAGGCTCCTATCACATCATTACCATGTGGATTTGAAGGGTACAACTTCAGATTATATGACAGTGTTACAAGTCCTTTCCCAACATATAAAACGGCTTACAATTACCCTAACGAAATTATTGCTAACCCTCCGTTCGGAGCGGCTTTTGGTGGTGATAATGCGGTGTATAGTTCAGGTGACAAAATCAGACAAACTTTCTTAGGTTTCTCTACAGCATTTGCTTACGGTTGGGACCCTGATTATTTTGCATATAAAGGTAAGAAAAACCCGGCAACTTTATGTCCTGGTACTGCTGAGGCAGAACCTTGGAACTATTTGTCAAAAGGTTTCCATATGGATTCAGGAGCAACAGTTGTTACTATTCCAGAAATTTACTCAACTTCTGGTACATCAATGTTTGATGTTGGTGCGGTTTCATTCAAATCTGACCCAACAAATCCAAACGACCCATACTACACAATTCAATCACGTAAATTTACTTTCTTAGTACAAGGCGGATTTGATGGATGGGACATTTACACAAGAAAGAGAACAAACACTGATAGATTTATTATTGGTGGTTCAGGATGGGCTAACGGAGCGTGTGATATCTTAGGTAGATATCCTTCTGCATCAGAAACAGGGATGTTCAAAAATATCGTAATTGAACAGGATGTAACTAACTGGTCAACAACTGACTACTACGCTTACTTGTTAGGTATCTATACATTTAACAATCCTGAATCTGTAAACATTAACGTTCTTGTAACACCGGGTATCGACTATTTTAACAACTCTAATTTGGTTGAATCGGCAATTAGTATGGTTCAAGAAGATAGAGCGGATTCACTTTATATCTGTACGACTCCTGACGTGGATGTTAATTTACCAGTAGTAACGGTTGACGATATTATTTACCCAACACAAGCTGTTGAGAATTTGGACCAAACAGGTATTGATTCAAACTATACTGCAACTTACTATCCTTGGATTTTAGTTAGAGATACTGTTAATAACACTCAAATTTATATTCCACCAACAGGTGAAGTTACAAGAAACTTGGCTTTGACTGATAACATTGCATTCCCTTGGTTCGCATCTGCGGGTTACACAAGAGGTTTGGTTAACTCTATTAAAGCAAGAATAAAACTAACTCAACCACAAAGAGATACTTTGTATGAAGGTAGAATTAACCCAATCGCTACTTTCGCTGATGTTGGAACTGTAATTTGGGGTAACAAAACACTTCAAGTTAAACAATCGGCACTTGATAGAATCAACGTAAGAAGATTGTTGTTACAAACTCGTAAGTTGATTTCAGCGGTAGCTGCAAGATTGTTGTTTGAACAAAACGATGAGAAGGTAAGACAAGATTTCTTGAATTCTGTAAATCCTATCTTGGACGCAATTAGAAGAGACAGAGGTTTATACGATTTCCGTGTAACAGTTTCTTCAGACCCTGCGGACTTGGATAGAAACCAATTGGTTGGTAAAATTTACTTGAAACCAACTAAGTCATTGGAATTCATTGATATTGAGTTCTTGATTACTCCAACAGGAGCTTCATTTGAAGATATCTAATAAAAAATATGGGATTGGGAAACCAGTCCCTTTTAGCCGTAAAAAATATAAATGGAAAAATTAAGAGTAGTTGAAGGGTTTACCGAACATGGAACACCTAGTTTAAAGTACTATGCCTTTGATTGGGATGATAATATCATGGTAATGCCTACCAAGATAATGGTTCTTGATGAAGATGGAAATGAGGTTGCTATGAGTACTGAAGATTTTGCAGAATATAGAACACAACTTGGTAAGACCCCATTTGAATATCAGGGACACACTATTGTTGGTATGGACCCATCCACCGCCTTCAGAAATTTTAGAACAGACGGAGACGAACAATTTAAAGTGGACGTGTTTAAAGCCAAAAAAGGTCCGGTGTGGAATGACTTTGTATAAGCAATAAATAATGGTTCAATATTTTCAATCATAACCGCAAGGGGTCACTCTCCTCAAACATTAAGAGATGCGGTTTATAACATGATTGTGATGAATTTTGATGGTATAGATAGAAAACAACTTGTTAAAAATCTAAAAAAATACCGAACCTTTATGGATATGGACAACAAAAGTGACAAACAATTAATAAACGATTATTTGGACATGTGTAAGTTTTACCCGGTAAGTTATGGAGCAAGTGTTGAGGCGAATCCTGAAGAGGCCAAAGTTGACGCAATGAGAGAATTTGTAACTTATGTAAAACAATTATCAGAAGAACTTCATCAAAGAGCTAAAATTAAAAACCTAGTAATGAATAGATTTTTACCTACTATAGGATTTTCAGATGATGATTTAAGAAATGTTGAATTAATGAAGAAGAAGTTTGAACAAGAACCAGATAATATCTTACAAACATATCTTACTAAAGGAGGTATTAAGAAGAAATATTAAATTCTGGACTGGTCTAGTGGAACGATAAAAAGATAAAAACAAAAGTAAAGAGAAAAAATTTACTTGGTAGTATTTATAGATACACATAAAATAAAAAATAAAATAAGAAAAAAAATATACTATGGCTGATTTACTCATGAAAATGCCGGTTCCTTATGAACCAAAAAGAGCGAACCGATTTATTTTAAGATTTGATAGTACATTGGGTTTGAACGAATGGTTTGTTGAATCGTCAGGAAGACCATCAATTGACATAAAAGGTGTTGAAATACCATTTTTAAACACATCAACTTTCGTATCAGGTAGATTTACTTGGGGAACTATGACAGTTAAATTCCGTGACCCAATTGGTCCATCGGCTACACAGGCCATTATGGAATGGGTTCGTTTACATGCGGAATCTGTTACAGGTCGTATGGGTTATGCTGCGGGTTACAAAAAGAATGTTGACCTTGAAATGTTGGACCCGACAGGTGTTGTTGTTGAAAAATGGATACTTGAAGGAACAATTATTACCAAAGTTGCTTGGGGTAACGTTGCATACAGTGATGATAAATTAGCTGATTTTGACGTAACTTTACAACCTGACCGTTGTATATTAGTTTACTAATATTATATTTTTCATATTTTGTTGATTTACTAATCAACCTAAGTATATTTAAACACAGGGACTAACCCCTGTGTTTTTTTTATGGATGAAAATTTAGCTAAATACGGACAAGAAAATTTTTCTTTACCACACGATGTAATTGCATTACCTACTGGTGGTAGGTTTTATAAATCAAAGAAAAAATCTGTTAAAGTTGGTTATTTGACCGCTGCTGATGAAAATCTATTAATGAGTAATTCTCCCGATATTGTTACTCAACTTATTAGGTCAAAACTTTATGAACCTGATTTAAAATCGGATGAATTAATGCAGGGAGACATTGAGGCTATTCTTATTTTCTTACGAAACACGGCATTTGGACCCGAATATAAAGTGAACATTACAGACCCTGAAAGTGGTAATAAGTTTGAGACTTCAATATTTTTGGATGAGTTAGATATCAAAAGACCTGAAGTAGAACCTGACGAGAATGGACATTACCATACGGTACTTCCAAAGTCAGAAACCTCAGTTAAATTAAAACCTTTATCAGTTAAAGAGACTCGTGAAATTGATGATATGGTTAAAACATATCCTGCAGGACGAATTGCACCAAGAGTAACTTGGATGTTACAAAAACAAATTGTTGAAGTAGCTAATAGTAAGGACCAAGGGGATATTAATAAGTTTATCCAATCAATGCCAATATCAGATTCTAAATTTATTAGAGAATTTTTAGACAAAAATGAACCAAGATTAGACTTGGTTAAAACCGTACTTACCCCGTCAGGAAAAAGAGTTGATGTAGCAATCAACTTCGGGGTTGAGTTTTTTCGGGTTTTCTTCTAATTACAGGGCTGATTTACTACACGAATTTTATATTATGTCAAGGCATATGACAATCACATACAGTGATTTCAACTCCATGCCGACATACGTTAGAAGGTTTTTGTTAGATAAATTGGTTGATGAATTTACTAAAAAAGATTAATTAACCTATTTATTTTAATATGGCAATAACTGGAAATACTTGGATTGACAATTTAACCGATGGATTAACATCCGCTTTTGAAAAATTTAGTAATGCAACGGGTGGATTAATCAAAGATTTGGATACTCAAGCAACCTCTGTAGTGGCCGCTATGGGTCAATCCCGTAATTATGCTGAAGGTATAAGACAAAATTTGGCGGATGCGGTACCTGAATTAGCTCAAATTGCTAAAGACGCCGATGGGTTTAGTGAGTCGTTAAAAATGGCTGCCGAAGCCCAATTAAATATTACCAAATCATTACAAACAAATATATTACTTACAAGTCAACAAATGGTTGAAATTGCTCAGGTAACTGCGGCGTATGGAATCCAAAGTAATGAATTAGGTGAGTTTGTTGAAAGATTTGTTACTGCTGGCGAATCTATTAATAATTTTCCTTCGGCATTGGAAAAATCCGCCAATTTTGCTCGTTCTATGGGAGTAAATGTTGATGCCACCATGGATTACATTTCAAAAAATTTAGATGAAATTAATAAGTTTGGTTTCAAAGATGGTGTCGAAGGTTTAGGTAGAATGTCGGCTAGAATGGCGGCGATGAGGATTGACATGAACGCAGTCTACAATTTTGCTGATAAAGTTTTTGACCCTGAGAACGCTATCAGTATGGTTGCCGGATTTCAAAAAATGGGTGTTGCTGCTGGTGACTTGGCGGACCCTTTTAGATTGATGTATTTGGCAAGTGAAGATGTTGAAGAGTTACAAAAACAAATTGGTAAGGCGGTTGAACAATTCACTATTTTTGATGAAAAAAGTAAAACATTTAAAATATCACCACAAGGTAAGAGAGATTTACGAGAATTAGAACAACAGATGGGAATCAGTTATGATGACTTAGTGAAGTATTCCCAACAAGCCGAAAGATTAAGAATAGTTGGTAGAGAAATTAAAATTGGTGGTGTGAGTGAAGAGAGTAAACAATTCATTGCCAATATTGCTCAGTTTGATGAAAAGGCTGGTGGTTTTGTTGTAAAATTTGCAACAGGGGACCAAAAACTTGTTAGTCAAATTATGCCTGAAGACATTCAAAAACTTGAGGAGGCGAATCGTGAACTTTCACCCAAAGAAATTGCGAGAGCTCAATTAAATACATTGGATTCTATTAGAGCGGACGTGAAAGCAATTACTGCAAGTGTTGTTGGTCCTATGGCTGGAAGCCGTACGGTTTCATCAGTATATGAGGCGGCTAGAGGTGGTGCCGCTGCTCTTAGAGCGACATTCCAAGAAACAAGACCACCAAGACAACAAAGAGAAGAATTTGATAAAACAGTGGGTGGTATATCAATGAGTCTTGGTGATATACTATCAGGAACTGGTGGGTTTTCGGACCTAATAAAAAATTTTACTAATATTACTACTGACATTGATAAAACTGTTAAAAGTTTGTTTAAAGGAATTACAGAAATTCCTGAAAGAAAAGAGTTTAAACAAGAAATAATGTCCGATAACCAATTTATAAAATTAGGTAACGTTATTGGAGACTCGTTTCAAAATTCAATGGGTGGATTACTTAATGTGTTGGGTATTGAATCTAAAGGTGGTTTGGCTTCTACAACAATAAATCAGAATACTAATGTTACCGTTCAACCCGTAAAAGTTGATGTTAATGGTGATATAAATATAAAAGGTGCTAATGGGGAAAAATTTGCTCTTGAAACAAATCGTGAATTGGCAAAATTTGTTGAGAACATAGTTAAAACTGAATTAGATAAATATTCTAGTCAAAAAACTACAATGTCTGCGGTGCCTGCTATGACTAGAACCGCATAATAAATAAAAAAAAACTTGTTGTAATCTATTTATATACAACACATGGCAGAAAGTCCGTTATCATATTTTTCAACCTACTTCTTAAGAGAAACTTTATTAGGTAGGAACTTAGCACCATATTCAGTCCCTGGTGTTTTTTCACCTCGTAACGATAGAGCTGCGGGTGATTTATTTTTAAGGAATATTTCTGTAGTTAATAGTCCTGACCCACTAAAAAATGAACCATTTTTAACAAATGCTTATAAAGTAAATGAATTTGGTCCAAACGGTGGTTATGATAAAGAT